CATCAACGTTGCTTGGAAGCTCCAACGTGACGGTGTCACCTTCGGCGTCGGTGATAACCAATGTGCTATCAGGGGCCTGGGCGACCACCACCGCGGCGACGAACAGGGGGGCGGCCACGGCCGCGACGATCCAAGAGGCGCGTCTGCGCATGGGATGAACCTTCCTACTGACGGGGGGATTTCGGAGGGGACTTGGGGCGGCGGGAACCAACCAGGAACGCCACCGCGGCGGCGGCGACACCCATCAACACACGCCACCAATGCAACTGATGGTCACCAATCCACACAGGGCACCACCCTTATGGGCTGTTGGTGATGACGAACCCGACAACTGCGATGGCGAGCAGGATGAGCCCACCAACGGCGCCGATCAGCCCGTACACCGAACCCGCTGACGCCCGGGTTTCCACCACCTGAGCCTTCTGGCCTTGCGCCTCGTACTGGGCGCGCCGCAGATCAGCGATGTCTTTCTGGATCGGGTCGAGCGCGGCACCGAGTGCGGTGGCTGCCGCTGCGGCGGCAGCGGCGACGGTGTTGCGGAGCGCCTCAGCCTGAGCGGCTGACACCTCAGCGGCCCGTTGCACCGCCCCGACATCGACGGCACGGATGGCGTCGATCCGATCCGACTCAGCTTTGCGCAACTCCCGGTCGGCTTCACGAAGCCGCGACTCGAAAATGGCGCGTTGAGCTTCCAACCTGTCCGAGTAGTGGGTGCGCATGTTGGCCAGGTCATCGAGCCGACGCACCGCCGCCTCAGTCAACGACTTGACGTTCTCAGTTGGGTCGATCACCGGCCGACCCGCGGCATCAACCCCGGGACCGGGGAGGTCGTTTCTGTCAACCAACCGACCAGCCATCTACAAAGCCCCCTTCGGTGAGCTCAACAAATCAGCCCCGTTCCGGGACCAAGTAACCAACCACCACAGCCAACGCACCCTCCACCCCCACCGGAATATCCAAACCGGCGAACTGTTGCGCCGCCCACACAGCCAAGGTGGCGAGCGCCGCGGCGACGATCTTCCGGTTCGGTGACCAGGACGTCTCGTCCATCAGCGGAACGCCCGGATGAGCCACACAACCAGGGCGATGATCGCCAACACAATCAGCACGTTGATGAGAGTGACTTCCATTGCGGCTCCTTTAGTACGTGAACTCGGCGGACACAGGTGACGGACCCGGTTCACCATCGGCACCATCGGCACCGGCCGGGCCCGGGGGACCAACGGCACCCGGGGCGCCCGGGGCACCGGCGGCACCGGCGGCACCCTTGTCACCCTTCGGGCCGGCAGGCCCAACCGGCCCGGCGACCTCGCCGGCCAGAACCTCAGCGACCTTGTCCGTCGACACGTCCCCAAGATCCAGCTCAGTTTTGAGTGAGCGGAACAGTTGTTCACCGCGGGGGATCTGGTTGGCTGCCACCCCAACCTCAACCGCCCGGGCGTAAACACCCTTCAGGAACGCCTCTTCTTCAGGTGTGAAAGCCATGTCGCCATCGTCCTCCATGAGTTGACGGATCATTTCGATACAACGCCGGTCCCCGTTCCAATACGGGTCACCCTTACGGGCCGTCCACTCAGCGTGCGACAGGACGTTGCGCCATGTGAGCCCGAAGTGATCAGCGACCACCAGTGACGCCGTGACGATCGCATCGAGTTGCACGGCGGGTATCGGGGTGCCGTTGCCGGCGTGGTCGTTCTCAAAGTTCCAGAACAGGTCGTTGCCGTTGTCGTTGTCATCCGACCCGCCCGGGTCCCAACCCCGGTCCACAGCGTTAGCCGACGGTGGGGTACCAGCCAACACTTCCTGCCGCACCTTGTTCATGCCGCCACCCGACGAGTAGTTGCACGCCTCATACGCGACCAACCACACGGTGCCATCCGGCTTCGTATTCACATTGCACTTGATGTTCCCGTCGGATGCACCGGCAAGGTTGGCCACCGGGTACGGGACAGGTGGTGCTGTGTGGTGTTCCATGATCCCGATGGGTTCACCGAACTCCCAGGTGCCACCTCGGGTTGCCCACCCGGTGTACGCCTCAACCTTGGGCCAGGCGGCACGCATCGCAGCCTCGAGCGCCGCAGCAGTCATCTTGATGCCTCGGCGATGAGGCCGACGTCGCGGGTGCGGGACTGGGCCGGTAGTTCTTCGGTGACCCGGTCAGGGTTCCGCACCCACTGCGCCGCCAACACACCCCACGGGCCGTCAACACCGGACAGGATCTCCGTCACCAACACCGTGGATTTCGAGCCGACACACACGTGGCGGCGCAACGGGACAGCACGATCCGGCATACCCCACCTCAGTTCTCGTAGAAGCCGATGGCGGACACCCACGCGTCCGCGTAATCGGCGGCACCGTTAGCGACCATGAACAACCCGACCTGGACGGAACCGGTTTCGGTGCGGTCCGGGTCGCAACCGATCACCGAGAACGCGGTTGTCACCAGCTCACCGGTGACAGTCGCCTCCTGCACATCCTGTTCAGTGGACGGCGCCATAGCGGAACCAGCCACATACAGTTCGGCGTCGGCGGTGGTTGCAGAACCGTTCCAAATGATCCGGCCGGCACCCCACGCCATGCACGTCCACCCGGTCGACCACGACGTCGGGATCGTCAACTGTGTGGTGATCTTCTGGGTGCCCGATGAGGTCACTCCCCCGGTAGCGGAACGGTCCCCATTCATGACCGGATGCATCGGGTGCCACTCCGGGGCGTTACCCGCCGACTGCCGATACACGTCCCCAGTGTTGCCCTTCGCCACCCGGGCCATCGTGGACGAGTTGGTCGCGTAGGTGGTGTCCCCGGCAGTCGTCACAACCACAGCGCACATGTGTTGAAGGTTGCCGCCTGAGCCGATGTAGGTGTTCAACTGGGCGGCGGTCAGAATGCTGTTAGCGGTGAACGTCATCAACGCGGACAACGTCATCGCGCCACCGCCTTGTCAGGGACACCGAACCCGTGCGTCATGTTCTCGACGAGGAGGTCCTCTACGGACTCCCACGGCCACCAGTGGCGGTTGTCCTTGCGGGGCCGCTGCATGAGGACGGCGACGATCATGTCGGCGGTCATCGGCCACTCGACGGGCCAAGTGCGGCCGCAGTTGGTGCAGATCATCCGGTGCCGGTTGAGCCCGATGACTCCGGTGATCGGTGACGGCAGCGTGTCCTCGGCGCCGTGGCATTCCTGGTCGGGGCAGTCCGCCACCCAGCGCCCGTGGTTCACGTAAGCGACAGCGACGTCAGTGGGTAGCGTCCATGTGGTGTCCATCAGAGGCCCAACCTGTGTTGGTTGAGGCGACCCTGCGCCGATGAATCCAAGATGAATACCTCCGACGAAGCGACCAGCGGGGTCGGTGTCTCCTCGAGCCCGAAGGTGGTGGTCGTCCACGGCAGCGGCAACTCGAACTCCTGTGTGATCTGCTCGATGAAGTACGCCCGGTTGATCCCCGGCTCTGAGGCGACGACGGTGACCCGGTCGGAAACGTCGCGGCTCAACTGCTGCAGGAGTCGGGTGTTGTCCGCCCCGTCGACGACGACATGGACCTGAGCGAGCGGTGTCTTGTAGTGCTGGACGTAGGTTTGGGCGATCGCCGCCGCCGTCGACGCATCCAGGAACGGGGCATCGAGCCCCCCCGGTATGCCCCTCGACCCGTAGGCGGCAATCGACGTGGCATCGGTGAAAGTCACGTCGACCTGTTCAGTGACGGTCAGAGGGAAACCGACGATCGTCAGTTCGGTCACCCACGAATCAGGCTCGAACGCCGGAGACGACAATTGAACCTGCACAGTCTGAGCCTTCACCGGGTCCAGCACCTGACCGGTCGGGGTTCCAAGGCCATGCTTGACGAGTCGCCCGTTACCGACAGTCAACGTCTCCGTGACGATTCTCGGACACGGGGCATCAAGGTTGACGGTGACAATGACCGGCGGGTCGCCACCCACCACCAGCTGCGACCCGGTCCACACCCCTACAACCTCCCTCACAATCTCATCAAAAGAGAGGGGTTCGGTCGGGATCGTCACGTCGTTGATGACCGAGTCCCATCCGGCGTCAACCGTGAACGGGCGGGTCATCAACGGCTCAGCGCCGGTGTCCCGCAGCGTCGTCGACGAGGACGCCGAGTTAACGAGTCGGTTGTGGCGATCCTCGAACAGGAACTTACCGTCAGCGGTGATGTCGAACCGGGCCGGCGGCCCCTCACACGCCACCAACCGCATCAACGCCTCGAAGGCACCCCCGTTGGTTTCCCACCACCACGGCATCACCGTCGCCCCAAGATCGATCTGGCGGGCAGCGGCACCCGTCGGCCAACCGATAGCGTCGAGGATGTGGCCGATAGCGGTGCCGGTGCGGATCGCCTTGTACAACTGGGTGGTGACCGTCTTGCCCGCAAGCGCCTGGTAGCCACCGACGGCGGTGACGTGGACAAGCTCGGCGTCGTAGTCGAGTTTCCACTCGGTGATCAACCCGACGATCTGGTCATAGTTGACCGCCGTGTGCGTGGCCCGAACCCTGAGCAGGTGCGGGTCCCGGGCGTTGGGGTAGATGGGCGACGACGAGTTGTCGGGCCAGAAGCGGCCGTCGCCGTTGTCCAGCGTGAAGGTGACCACCGGTGCCATCGGCGGGGCCAGGGCCCGCACCTGGTCACGGCCACGGTTGATGGTGATGGTTCCGAACACGTAGTTGGTGACGTCCTCGACCCCGGTCTCGAACAGGCCGTCGTCGTCGAAGTCGACGTGGATCGCCAACGTGGGGGCGGTCATGCGGCCGGGGTCCGGCGCTGCCGCTTCACCGGCCGCACGTCGACCGCATCGGCGCGAGGGATGCGGCCCCGGTCCTGCGCCTGCTTGATCGACGACACCACGGCATCCTCGAACGACGTGTTGCCGGCGACGAACGTGCCGTGCAGGTTGATGTTGATCACCTGCACGAACCCGGCGCCACCGCCACCGGGGCTGGTTCCGGTGATGGTGGGGATCTTGTCGTTCGGGATGACGACACCGGAGGCACCGAACTTGACGATCTCGGGACCCTCTTCACCGACGACGGCGACGTCGCCCTTCTTGACCGGGCCGCCCTTCGCCATGAAAGAACCGCCACCGACCACGTTGCTGTGCTGGGTGACGGTGAAGTTGTAAGCGGACCCGTCGAGCTCGTTGCCCTTGTCGATGATGCGTTGCAACCCGGCCACCACATCGTTGGCCATCTGCTCAGCGGCGGCACGGGTCAACCCCGACTGGATACCCGACCTGACCAGCTCGTCGCGGTACTGTTCGAGGTCGACACCGGCCAACCCGAGAGCGGCTTCCTTGGCGCCGATGGTCGACTGTGCCAGGTCGTCGAGCGCTTCCCGGTACTCCGGGGAGCTGGCACCGAACTCCTCGAGCGCCGCGGTCGCGTCCCGTTCGGCGTCACGTTGCCCCCGCTTCGCATCAGTGAACGCGAACACCGGGTCAGTCGCGGCCCGCAGTTTCTCCATCTGCCGTTGCAACGCGTCGGTGTGACCCTGGGTGGCGCCCTCAGCTTCACCCTGCGCGTCGGCTGCGTCGTAAAGGGCATCCCGCTCATGGTCAAGTGCCGACCCCGACTCGAGGGCGGCGTTAGCGAGACGCTTCTGCTCCTCACGGTACGCCTTAGCCGCATCCCGGGCACCAACAGTGTCCTCTTGCAGATTGCGGACATGGCGGGCAAGGATGCGCACAAACTCCGACGCTTCACCGTTAGCGGCGTTCGCCTCGAGCTGCGACGCCTCCCAGGCGTCAATCTCCGTCACTGACCCGTTGACCAGGCCGGTGAGGGTGCCGATCGACACACCGAGAGCATCCGCGGCCGCCTGCGCCTGCGGGTTGATCAACCCGGAAACAGCAACCTGCGACGCTTCACCCAAGGCAAGTATGTCCTCGGTGAGCGCTTCAACGTTCTCCCGCTCGTTGCGGGCCGCCTCCCCGATCTTGACAACAGCAGCCACCACCAACCCGATACCGGCAATCACCGGATTCGCGTACAGGAGGACAAGCGCACCGGCGAGCAACGGGACCGCGGCGGCGGCCTGAGCCAACCCACCTTGCATCCCGGACAACGCTTCGACTATCTCGCCGATCCCGGCGGCGAAGTCTTCCATCGGGGTGATCGCCGCGTCGAACAGGCCGACGCCTTTCTCCAACAACGGGAGGATGGCGGCACCGAACTTCTCCTGGAACTCGTCCCACTTGACCGCCATCTTGTCAACCGACGACGCGGTCGCCTCAGCGGTGCCACCCACCTGTGTTTCGATCTCAGCGAGAATGACCTTTTGGGCGCCGAGCAGGTCCCCGGTCTCGACCATTGTTTTGATCTGGGCCTGTTGCTGCTCGGTGAACTGGACACCGGCTTTACGCAACCTGCCCAACCCCGCAATGGGATCGTTGAGGGCGATACCGAGCAACTTGGCGTTCGCCTCGATCGACCCGAACCCGGCGGCCGCCAGGTCAGCGCCGGCCTGCGTGGCGTCATCGAACACCCCAGCGGCACGGGCCGTCTCCGACGACACATCCTTGAACGTGACAAGGATGGCTTGGCCGGCCATGATCAACTCGTCGTCGACACCGATCAGTTGGGACAGTTCACCGGCGTAATCAGCGGCTTCCTGCGCCGCCTCCCCAGTGGTTTC